GGTTGTCTGTCTAGTGTTGAAGTTTCTGATTTTAAGACAGGAGATAATATATTATTATCTATAGTACCAGTGTCAATTCTAACTTTTTCACTTGTTATTGATTTACCAACAGTGTCAGGAGTAGGTAAATGGTGAGTTTCTATTACTTCTTCCCACATTTGAGTAATCATACTACTTTCAACTGTTCCCAAATAATCTACATCTGAATTTGTGTGGAAACTTCCGCTGTCTCTTTTATCATTACTTCCTAAAGGTAATCGTAAAACTACATTTTTATAAGATGATGATGGTGTATTACCACTATACATGAAAGGTTCAAGGGCGTGTTTTGTAAGAGTATCATGTGAAAGTAATTCACCAAAATGATATCTTACTTCTTGAATTGAACCTGAATAACGTAATTCATCTATACCATCTGTTACTCCTGAAGGTAGACCACCTATATAACAATATGTAGCCCCCGATCTATTATTATCTGTTATACCCCAAACTTGAGATTGAACGGAATCTATAAATCTATAAGGTGTAGATGCTGTGTGTTTTCTTATGTTTTTGTTAAAATTAGATTGATAAGCCCCAAAATTAACTGGTATATAATTATCAGGGGGTAATCCATTACTATCTACCCCTATAAATATATTCCAAAAGTCACCATTAAATATAGGGAAATATTCAGTATATTTAGAAAGATTACCATTAAAACTAGTCCATTTAATTCTCCCATACTGTGTTGAATCTCCTGAGGAAGATATATCATTACCCGTATATGGTTCTAAGGTTAAATGTTGATCATAGGTTGTTGAAGGTTGGTCTGATAATAATGACCATAAATGGTAATTTTCATTTGATCTATGAGGTTTAATTCTAAATTCAACTGTTTTAGCTGGTGATGTTATATTATTTGTTAAAGATGAAGACCAATTTGTTTTTATAAAATATCCATCTGTACCTGAATCTCCTTTTAAAGCTAATCCTGACTTTTCGTAACTAAATGTTTGATATGTTGTTTTATCTGTGGTAGAACCGCCATACTCTTTGACGTTAAGTATAGTAGATGGAACACCATAGCAACTCATGAGTGCTTTAAGACCGCGTTCAGTACCTTTAGTTTTTAATAGATAAGGTGCATTATGATATAAACGTTTCCAAATTTCTTTAGTAATATCTCCTTTAGGAATTGACCCATCATTTGATGCAGTTACTAATGTTTGGTTAGTGGGGGTATCATAAAATATGTTACCTTCTGTACCTTCACCTAAAATATATTCTATTAAATTTGAATTTTCAAATTGGTCAAATGTTTCTAATCCTAAACTTTTTAAAGAAAGATAAACTAATTCTTTTGAAATACCTTGTAAATTATGAGTATTATTAGTTTCAGTAATATGTTTTATATAAAGCCAATTTTGATCAAAATGTTGACCTATCATATTTAAAAATGAATTAAAAAAGGAATTATCAGGATTTTCAATAATATGGTTAGGAACAAGATTAGTTAAATTATCTATGTTTTGTTTATCAAATAATGAAGCTGATAATAACTGCCCCCCATAATTAGGAAAGCTATCCTTTTCATCTCCTATCCAGGTTCTTACTTGGGAAGATGAAATAGAAAATAAAGGATAAGGGGATATATTACTAGATTTTGGCCACGAAGCAAATGAACCTGAATTACGGTAAAGAAATCTTTCATAACCATCAAAACCTTTTATTAAATTAGTTTTTTTAAGATTAATATCTTCCTTATTATTTAGAATATGAATCGATGATGTAATTCCTGTAATTGAATTTATATTAGTAATTTGAGAATCATATAATTCTATTAATTTAATTTTATATTCGAAATTTTTTAATCGTTCTACAGCACTACCAAAATGTACAAAATTACTAAAATGGTAAGTTGATTTATCTATTAAAGCTGTGTGACTAGATGAGATAGGGGGGATATAATCATATATTATATTAGGTATTTCCTTTCTTTCTAATTGGTTTAAAAGATTTTGATAAGATGATGTTAGACTATATTCTAATAATTGATCATAATTTTTATATCCTGAAGGTACACTATTATTTAATCTAACATCTATTTTAAAATTAGGACCATTTAAATTTATACTGTCATCTGTAAAATTTACTCCTCCTAAATCAATATCAATAATAATTGAATCCGATATATCAGTTACTATATTAAAATTATTATTTAATGATAGTTCATTAGGTAAGGGTTGGGCTAATTTAATTAATATCTCATGTTTATTGGGGGTTTTGTTTAATATTAAATTAACACCCGGGATATTTTGATTTTGACCAAAATTTAAAATAAAATCGGTAAAAGAAATTGAACTTTCTATTTCATTTATAAACCCTTGAATTGCATTATCAAATTCAGGGTTATTAATATTCCCCGCAATTACTCTAAGTTCAGTTCTTGAGGGTGAAATTTCTTTTAAAGTAAATATTTTAGATAAAGTATTAAATATTTTTTTACGTTGTGTATTAAATATTAATTTATATTTACCTGAAAGATACCCGTTAGTATTTAATATTTGTACTGGATCTATATTAATTTCTTTGGGAGTAGGTTGGGTGTAATTTGTAAAATTATTTACTGAAGATAGTAATTGGTTACTTTGGTTAAATATATGTAATTCTACATAATCTTGTGGTAAACCAAAATCAAAACTTAATGTTTTCTTTACTACAGAATTATTAAGGTTTAATCTTTGTTGTGTTGATATGTTTTGTACTTTAGCCATTAATTAAATAATTTATTGTCCTTGTCCCATATTTGGTGGGCCTCCTAAATTTCCATTATAAGGTGATAATTCACCATCTTCTAAATTAATTCCGGGAAAGAATTCTATAAAATTATTATCACTCCATTTTCCTTCAAATTCACTTCTTTCTGTTTTATTAACGGGGTTATTAACAGCTGTTTTAATATCTGTTATAATATTATAAGTATTTATATTTGCATCTTTTAATAACATCCACATTCTTCTATATCTTACTATTGTATCTCTAATAGCATCTAATTTATTATATGGTTGGATAATTTTTTGTGTAAGGTTATTAATGTAAGATACTTGTTTTTGATTAGTTCCTAAAAGTTGATCTAATAATATTTGTCCATTAGTTCTCTCTTCTTCAGTATAACCATATTTTATATCCCTTGAATATTCATTTCTTAATATTTCTATTTGTTTTTCTTGTCTCCAAGCATTTTTAATAGCATCTTTTATAATTAAAACTCCTTCATTAAGAAGTTTTTCTCGATTAAATTGCCCCCCACCACTATTAAGATATTGTTCCCACCAAGAATTATTTGTTATATTATCTATTGATACTTGGTTTTGTTGAGTTATATTTTCTTCTAATCTTCGTTCTGCATTTTTAGCTCCTGGATAAGCTATATCTTCTATATCTAAGTAAGGTCCTTTATTTAAACTACTTATAATGGATTTGGGGACAGCTAAAACTATATCGTTATAATTTGTAGATACTGAAAATCCTAAAGAGGCTTTTAATGCTAAGAAAACATCATCATTATAATCACCTACTAATTTTCTTGCTAAACCATTTTCCATATAATGGATATTATACCCATGGGGGGACCCATCAGTATCCATAGGTGCTAATATAGTTCCATTGGAATAGAATGGGTTTTCATTTTCAGTTTCATTAAATTGTTCTGTAAGTCTTATTATTTCTTCTCTAAGTGAATCTACTTCTACCTGGAGTGGATTTTGATAATTATTTACATAATTTTGACTTTTATCTATTAAAGTAGTATGAGATTGTTCTCCAGTTTGGGGTATATTATAAAATAATTCATCATACATAGAAAAAAATCTATTAATATTTATAGGATCTTTTGTCTTAAATAATTCTGTAAAAGATCTGTCAATAAATTCATTAGCTGATTGAGCTCCATAAACTATTTTAGATGTTTTTATATTTTCTTCAGCCATTATCTAATTACTTTAAAATGGTAATTATTATCATATATTTCTATACCATCATTATTTATATGTTTAAATAAAATACGATAATATCTTTCGGGTTGTAATCCATTCATATATAATTTAAAAAACATACCTTCACTATCTGCACTTAATTTAGTATAATCATTATCAAATGGAATTACTACTTCTTCTGTGTGGGCATCTCTAATACTATAGTAGGATGATGTTGTAAAATATCCAGGATTTAGATAATTAGATGAAGATGTGAACTGTCGTGTGGGGTATTTGTCTCTTACATTTAATCTAATTAGAGCTTCATCATTTTGGTTGTATTCATTTTTATTTCTATATAGAGAAACATTTAATTCCCCTTTATTTTTAGATAAAGATTGAGAATCATGTCTACTATCGTCCCATTTAAAAGTTAATTTAGGTGGGTAAATTGTGTGGGTATCTACTGAGAAATATTGTAAATCTCCATAATTAGCGGTAGTGTTTTCTTCAATAAAATCTGAATTTTTTATTAAGAAACCTTGATTAGCTATACCTATTGGATAAAGTTGATTATTATATATACTTGAACTTAATTTTTTTACAATAGAAGTAACATTTATATTTATATCTAATGTATCAGCATTTGAAAATTGTTGGGTTCCTTTAAATTCACTACCAGTAAACCACTCCCCTCCACCTGGATTTAAATTATTATTTACTGAATCATATATAGAACCTGTTGTTCCTTGATTAAATGATGAAGTAAGCCATTTAATTCCATTTTCTGATTCTCTATTTACATAAACCCATGAGGCTCCATTAGATGAAGACGGAAGATTAGAATATTTACCTGTTCCCTCACTCCATGATCTAGATAATGCAAATACTTCTATGGATTGATTTGATGCTAAATTTTTATGTTCAGTAGAAAATAATTGAAGGTGAGATGAAAAATTTGGGGAATAACTTATAGCTTTTTTAATATCATTATTAGAAAATTTTATTAAAATTCGTGAAGGGTAATAGATAGAATTATTAGACCCTTTTTCTTTTACAAGTTCAAGAATTTCATCATGGCCTGTATTCATAGTATCCCTATTAGGGTGGCTGTATAATGTAGTGTCTTTTTCAGGAAATATAGAGTAATATGCCATTTTAGTATGTTGTTACGCGTCCATTAATATCTTGATTTGGGTATTTTAATTCAAAAATACTTGGATCCATTGAGGGGTATATAACACCTTTTCTTGTAGCTCCTACAAAATCGTATTTGTATTGTGAGTACCCTAAAGAAAGGCCATTTTTATTTTCTAATGTTACTTTTTCAACCGTTTGCACACCAATAACACCCGCTAATAAATTAGATATCTCAGATATAATAATAGGTTGATTGACTTGCCATTTATCTACGTTAAAGTAATTTTTTAATTCAGTTATACATTGGAGTATTACTTCTTGATTATTATAACTTTTAAAAGTTGTAATTTCAAAATCTAACCCAAAGTTAATTACAAATGCATCTTTAATATTAATGGCATCTGTTAACATTCTATATTGTTCTAGGTAATTTACTAGATTATTTTTAGTAGCGGTATTTAATTTTGTAAGATTTTTAGATTTATTATACCCTAAAGTATATAAATTTAATGCTGAGGGGTTAGGTATTTTTTCAGATTGAGTTAATAAGGGGGATATTTGATCATCTTGAATAATATAGGCCTTAGCTATTCTACCAAATTTAGGAGGTAATGATAATGTTCTTATTAAATAATCTTCTTTTGTTACTGCTCTTTGTTGTGCAGAAAAATTAGCCATTGTGTTTAATCTAATATCTTCTATACTATCACCGCTACTTCCACCTATAGCTGGTTCGGGATTGGTGGATATTACAGAAGATTTAATAAAATTTAATAATGAACCATTTAAATTAGGTTTATTAGATATTATTAAATTTTCGGGTTCAGTAATAGTATTAGATTGTACATTAGCACTTAAACCACCTCCTACTAAATATGTTACTGTTAATATAGTATTGGAGGGTACCTGCCCATATGCCTTAGTATATAAAAAATTAGATGGATCATAAGCTTGATCTAATGATGATCTTCCATCTTTAATCCCCAAACCTATATTGTCTGGATTAGGGATAATTTCTTCATCTGCTTTATCACTTGTACCTGCTCCAAATTGTATTTCTAATTCATTATTAGCTTTAAATCTAGATACAAATCGTCTTGATGCTCTTTTTAATTTTAAAAGATAAGGTGTTTGTTGATTATATTGATTTAATTCAGGATCATTTGCACCTGTGTTTTCAATTTCTTCAAAAATTGTATCTTGTGCTAAATAAGGAACTTCAGACCAATTATTTCCTTCACTATCAACTACTGATTCAATTGATATAATATTATTATCAAACATTGTTAATGTTTTAAATTGTTCGGCTGAACCTATAGTAAATGTTTGAGATTGTATGTCACCTGAGATTGCTTTAGTGGATTTTTTTAATAAATAATACTGAGGATTTTGAGTAGTATCATATTGATATATACTTACTACAGTAGGATCATATGAGGATGAAAAGTTAAAATTAACTTCATTATTTATATAAAAATTAGATCCTTCAGTCGATTTAAATAAAGAATTGGGTTTTATTCTTAAAGCATAATTAAAATCAGGTATATATTCATTATTTATTATTTTAGAGGGTACTAACTGAAAAATATCCAAATCCACACTTGCCGCGGTTGTTACTTTAGGCTTATACCCCATAGCATACGCCATATTATATAGATTTTCTTTTTCTTGGGCTAAAGTTAAAAATGATTCACGTAATTGGGTGTCTGTGTAAAACGATAAAACATCACCTACATAAGCAGCCATTTCAAGAAACATCATTCCTGGGTTACCTTCGCTAAAATCATTAAAATTATCAGGGAAGTATACTTCAGCAAATTCCATTAATTGATTTTTATAAGAATTAAAATCCTTATTAAGGTATTTTACATCTTTATCTTGTGTTTTATTTGATACTTTATTATATGCCATTAGTTAAAATTAAGTTGGATAGCATTATTAGACCCATCTAAATTAGATCTATATGATATAGTTATATAAAGTTTATGTTCATCTTCAATAAAATTAATTTTAGAATTTATTAAAGATATTTCAGGAATATAGAAATTTATTTGTTGGTTTATTTTTGAATTTATATTTTCTTGATTTATATTAGGTTCAAATAATAATGTTTTTAATCCTACTCCATAATTAGGAGTAAATAATCTTTCTCCCGATTCAGTTAGTAGTAGATTTATTAAATTAGTTTTAATTTGTTCTTTAATTGTTTGTGTGCCTTTAAACATATTAATGTTATTTAGAGGAAAGGCAACTCCAATAGTAACATTTTTGTTAATATCTAATGGGTTAATTTTTTTATTTCCATTAATATATGCCATTAGGGTCTACTATTTTTCTTTTTATCTATAGCTCTCATTAATTCGCGGTAATCTTTATTTACTACATTAGCTACTGCAGTAGGCATTGGAGCTTCTGGAGTTAATGTTGATTCAAGATTTGTATTTCCTTGAGCAGTTTCGTTAAGTAAATCATTTAGGGCTCCATTAGATGTAAAACTTTGAGCTATAGGTTTACCCATGATTTTTTCTTTTAAAGAAGTTTGTACATTTTGAGGTACTGGTGTACGTTGTATTTGTTGTTCTACAATTGTAGGTTTTAATTCATCACGTAAATCTTCCTTAAGTGTTTTAATTTCACGTCGAAGAGCATAATCTATTTCTTCTCTTACGACTTTTCTAAATAAATTTTCAAAAGCGCTTGCCTTCATAATAATTGTGTTTGTTAAT